CGAAGAGTTCCGGCGTGCTTACGGTGACACCTTTCCAGAGTTCCGTACCAACTGGTGTGAGGTCATCATCGATGCCACCGAAGAGCGCATCGGCATCGATCGGATCATTTTCCGTGACAAGGAAGGTGACGAACCCGACCTTGATTCCACCAATGAGATCTGGAAGATCCTGCACGACAATGACCTTCCTGAGATCGAGAACGTCATCTACAACTCGGCGCTCGTGGAGTCTCGATCTGCCGTCATCGTATGGCCGGATGAAGAGCTAGGTGCCAGGGTTGATGCTCAGAAGGCCCAGAACATCAGGGTCTCCTACGACCCCGACGACTACCGCAAGATCTCTCATGCCATCAAGCGGTGGGCCACCCCTGCCGGCGAGTTCCGTCTGACGCTCTACACCCCTGAGTACATCTACAAGTTCTACATTCCACCCACCTCGACCGACCCCAACTCAGTGGCCCTTGATGACATCGGAGAGGTGCGCGAGAACACCAGTGGTGAGTCGGAGGGTTGGATCCCTCGCCCGACCTCCGAGACCGGCGATGACGAGTGGCCGCTCACCAACCCGTTCGGTGAAGTGCCGGTGGTGGAGTTTGCGGCCAAGAGCAACATCTCCGAGCTGAAGAACGTCGTTCCGCTCCAAGACGCTCTCAACAAGACCATGGTCAACATGCTGGTGGCTGGCGATTTCGCCGGCACCAAACAAGCGTTCGTAGTCTCGTCCAACTCGGAACCCGATGGAGGCTGGAAGCGCCGCCCGGGGATCGTCTGGCATCTCACCCCAGAGGTCGATATCGATGGTCGTCCGCTCCCCACCCAGGTCGGCACCATTGACGAAACCGATCCGGATGTTTTCATTGCCATCATCGAGACTCTCCTCCAGCATGCCTCCCAGCAAACCAAGACTCCGACCTACTACTTCTTCCAGACCTCTTCCGGAGGCCAGAGAGGCGATGCGCCCTCAGGGGACTCTTTGCGCGTCACCGAGACCTCCCTGGTCAAGAAGATTGGCAAGTATCAGGAGAACTGGGGATCTTCGTGGGTCAAGATTGCTCGCCTGATCTGGAAGGCCAGGAACATTGGCTCGAGCGGAGAGCTCCCTGACATTGGCCAAGTCTCTTGGCGCAACCCCCAATCGCACTTCTTGGGTCTTCTCCTTGAGGAGGGCCGACGCATGGTTCAGGACCTCTATTTGCCGCCCGAATATGCTTGGCGACACATCGGCCTCTCTGAGGTCGAAATAGCTGAAGCCAAGAAGAAGCTTGAAGAAGATGGTCCGATCGGCCTGGCTATGTCGAGGTTCAACACCAATGTGAACATCGAAGAAGGTGAGTCTTCATCTGAGAAGTCTGTCACTACTGCTGGTGTTTCTCGCTCTCAGGGTAAGGGTATGAAACAAGGCACAAATGCCGAAACTACCAACCGGTAGTTGTACCTAACCCCCTCTTTCCTCTACGCTATGGGCCGAACGTAAGTTCGAGCCGCAGCGTGAGCGGTTAACACGCACCGAAGCTGGCCCGGTTGGCTAGTAACCGATCGAAGGAGTATCGGATGCAGAAGTTGTTCTCACCAGTTCCCCTCTGGGGATCAGACGGAAGCGATGAAGGTTCCAGCGAAGGTGAAGGTGGCGAAGAGGGTAGGGAAGAATCGAAAGAGGAATCCAGAACTCTCACGTCAGCGGAACTGGAGGCCATGACTGCTCGTGCAGCATCTCGAGGCAGCCGAAAGGGTGTCAAGAGCCTGAGGGACGAACTCGGGTTTGAGTCTGTTGACGAGATGAAGGCCTTTGTTGAAGCCAAGAGAAAGGCAGACCTCGAAGCCCAATCCGAAGAGGAGAAGGCAACCAAGGCTGCTGCTGATGCGGTGAAGGCCGCTGAGGCCGAGAAAATCGCGGCGAGCGCCTTGCGGCGCCAACTGGTAGTCGAGCGCCAGATCGTTCGAGCCGGTGTCACGGATGAGAAGAAGACGGAACGCATTGCGACACTTCTTCACGCTGACCTCGATTCAGATCTCGAACCTGACGAGTATGCCGATGCGGTGGATACAGCGATTGAAGGCCTCAGGGCCGACATGCCTGAGCTGTTCGCCACCAAGAAGGTTGCTGGTTCAGGTGACGGTGGCGCCAGAGGCGACTCCGAGGGAGAGACTGACGATGATGCAGATCGCGAGAAAGCGCTGATTGCCGAGTACGCAGCACGCGGACTCCGCATCCCAGCAAGCGGATAACCAAGGAGAAAACCACATGGCACGACCTGACAAAGTGATGGGTCGCTTCCGTGGCGTGGTCGCCAGTGATATCACAGGCCAGTTCGGTAATTCCTCGGGCAACGAAGATCTCGCTCTCGTCAAGTCTGATGCGAGCGGAAACCTCATCGTTTCTGTTGAAGGAGATGCTGAGGGAGTCATCTGGACCCCTGAGGGCAAAGCCGATCCAACCGTTGCCGACTTCAATGTCGCAAAGGCTGGCTCTGTTGTCACCGTGTTCACTCTTGCAGAGTTCTCGGACATTGAGGCCGATACGAACTTTGCAGCCGGAGATACCCTCTGGTCGAGTGCTGCCGGCGATATCGTCACAGCAAGCCCCACCACACCGCAGCGCGTGGCAGTTTGCTACGCCAATGAGAAGGGCACCGAACGCCTCGTGTTCAACATCGCCCTTCCTGAGTCCTAGAAGGAGGCCACATGAGTAACATCCGTGCAGCCTCTTTCGATGAGGCTCTCGAACTGTACACATCCAAGTACGGACCAATTCCGACGAACCTCGCCGGTGCTGCTCCCTACATGTTCGGCGCAGACGATGCCCCTGCGGGCTACTACGCGCGTTCTGATGTAGGTGAGCGTAACACAATTGACGGAAGGCCGTTCAGTGTCATCTGGAGCGATTTCCAGACCCGCCTGAACGTCTTCAACCGAACGACCGATGGATTCATCGCGATGGTCGGTTTCCCCGTCACCGTGACCAATGACCGGGTTTCGATCCCGCGTCGAGCCAAGATGGAAAAGGCGACCGAGTTCGGTCAGCCTGCACTGATCCGCACCGAGCGTGTGGCCCGGGGCTACTACCTCGATCACTACGACCTCGGCTTCGGCTTCACTCAGGAGTTTCTGGATGATGCCGACAACAGCGAGATCCAGGCGATCCGTATCCTGGCTGAAGATGCGTGGGGCCGAGTCCGGCGTCAGAACGCTCTCGAGCTTCTGTTCCTCTCGTCCAACTTCACGGACTCCAAGGAGGGCATCAACGTCAAGCGCCTGTACAACGCTGACGGTGAAGTGCCGCCTGACTATGAGGGCTATACGTTCGATGGCACGCACACCCACTACCTGTATTCCGCAGGTACGGCGTTTGCGGTTGCTGACCTGAATGCCATGGAGCTCTCGCTCCTCGAGCATGGTTACGGCGACAACTCCATGTACGGTGCCGGTGGTGGGCTGACCCTCCACGGGAACCGGGCAGCGGTGGCCAAGATCCGTGCCATGACCGGGTTCATCCCGGCTGCGTCGGGTCAGATTGCCGAGATTCTTCCTGAGTCTGGTGTGGTCGTTGGCCAGCGTGCGAGCGGTCAGGGGATGCCTGTCGAAGGAACCATCAACCGCTGGGCAGTCGTTGAGAATGCCGCCATTCCGGATGGCTATCTCTTGGGCCTGGCCTCTGGTGGGGAATATGCCACGCAGAACCCTGTCGGGATTCGGGAACATGCCAATCCGTCGGCTCGAGGCCTGCGCCTCAACGCCGGCCGGAATGACTACCCGCTCATGGACGCGTTCTATGACGGCTATGTCGGTGGTGGCGTTCGCCATCGCGGCGCTGCCGTCGTCATGTACGAAGACACGGGCACCGGCAGTGCATACGTCGATCCGACCTTCTAGGTCAGATCCCTACACGCTTGAGAGCCTGGGAGCTAACACTCCCGGGCTCTTTTGCATTAAGCTTCCGCTAAGCCACCACAAGGAGGGCAAGTGAGCGTTTGGGAACCAGGCTTTTACACGGCAGAACAGATCGGGGTACTCAACGACAAGTACCGTGAGCTGATGCGTACCGGTCATGTACCGGAAGGCATTCGTCTTGAGCTTCAGATGGAGCAAGAGGTTCCGTTTGAGGATCTTGAGGTCAAGCAAAGCCCGATAAGGGGTACGGAAGACATTCGTCCTGAGGTTGTTGTCAACTTGGACGAGATTGCCGACATGCCGCCTCGTGTTGGGCCGGGCTCTTCAACCTTTGCTTGGGCAGAGTTTGCCGCCGCTGTCTCCGACATCGAGGAAGAGGTTCTCGAGAACCTTGGTCGTGAAGAGATCATTGATCTTCTCATCGACAAGGGGATCATCAACGAGGAAGACGACTAGATGCAAGTTCGCTGGTGCACGACTCACAGTTCGGTCGTAATCGCAGCCGAGGACGACCCCTACGACTTCTGGTTGTGCGCTGTGTCGAACTGTTCAGGCGATCGAACCGTCTGTGAAATTGTGTTGGCTGAAGTTACCATCAACTAACTGGGCGTGGCAGTCGGGCAGTGATGCCCAATGCCACGCAAAAAACCGAAGAAGCCGAAGAAGCCGAAGAAGAAGGACATGGCGCTAACCGTCGCAACCGACCTCACCGACATCGACCTTGCTGAATCGGCAACCCCGTGGACAACCGGGTCGTTGGACCCCGCCAAGTTCGTTCAGGGCAACAACTCCATCGGCTGGTACGCCGCCAAGAACGCTCGCAGCGTCAACGGTGTCTCATCGAAGTCAATCGCTCACGCTGCCGGTGACCATCTCTACTGGTGGAACTCATCCGATGTCATCTCCGTAGCGGAACCACAAACCACGGGCACGACCACTGCCTCCGGTATCACGATCAGAGTCACCTTGTCCGATGGTGCGTATCGGGAATGGCACGTCGCAGGTTCGGATACGTGGGACGGTGGGTGGCGCTGTTTCGTTGTTGACCTCGGCCACACCGGAAGCCAACTCTACGCCAGCAGTGGAACGTGGTCTACCGCCAACAACATCACCGACGT